CTTACTCTTGTATGGTGGGTGGAATATACATGAAAAGTATACAGCCTTTAGGGTACGCATATTGGCATCTATTATCAAGTGTATTCCACTTACTATATAAATACTATTGTAAACACCTTACAGTAAACAGTTTACAGTAAATAACCAAACAAACTATGAAAAAAATAAGTAAAATAGAGGCATTCTTCCACACTTCTAATTTAATAGAAGGAGTTGATGATAAACAAGAAGACGAGAGAAATGTGGTGGCGTATGAGGCTTGATTATCTTGGTTAGACTTTCATATTTCTCTGAACCACTTGAATAACTATTGCTTTCCATGACAAATTAGAGCCTATCCAGTTTTTGTATGAGGAAGAGAATGCTTACATCATGAAGAAATTGATGCAGCCTTAGCTCTATATTTCGGGGATTTATATCCAAATGAAAATAGTACATGGAAACAAATAAAGGATTGGCATGTGTCTTTCGAAAAGGTACATCCATTCGGCGATTGAAATGGGCGTGTAGGTAGATATTTAATGCTACAACAGTGTGAGAAAGCTTGATGTTTACGAGAGATGTACAGAGAGTTCGCACATACAGACAATAAATCGTTTAATGAGATGCGAGAGAAGTACTACAATATTTTTTAATATATAAATAGTTATGGTAATATGTTCGGCCAACATTGCAAAATACTAATAATTAAGTAATATGTATATATTATAGAAACAACTAACAGCAATATGGAAAACAAACTAATAACAAAAGAAGCACATAGTACTCTTATTAATATAAGAGATCAATGATTAAAATGAGAGTTTAGAATAAACGGATGAGTATTTATAATATAGACATATGGCAAAAGCTAAATATACATTAGAGTACGTTACAAAACAAATAGAGAGTCTATTAGATCAACTACACAAAGACAAGGCTATTATATATATTTGACAATTGTTTGAAGATAAGCCTTATTGACAACAGAGATATAACGAATGGGTGAGTCTACCAGTAGAAAAGGATAGAGCATTAAGGTACTGAGATAAGCAAGACATTTACGATATGTCGGTTACTATAAAGGATATTTTGAAAAGTAGGGCTATGACTGGCGCTTTACTGGGTGAATTGAGTTCACCATTTACTATGTTCCATATGAAGAATAACTATGATATGGTAGATAAGAAAGAGGTAGTGAATACTAACACTAACCTTGAGTATCAAGTAGATGACTCTGAAGAGATGCAAGAGCTATTAAAAAATAATAAACTAATATAATGGAAGAACTATATACAACAGTGACCAGAGTATATCCTAAACAAGAGGATGCAGTACAATTCGGCAATGACTTGGTAGACGAAGGTTATATGTTTATGTGAGAGTGAGAGTATCATAAGGGTAAGATCACAGTAATTACATGACATAACTCAGAGCTAGAAGAGATGGCACAGAAGATAGATATGCACGATAACCCTGGTAGTAAGAAGTCTAAGAAACTAGCTGATAAGGAGAAAAGGAGATTAAAAAGAGCTAAATTAGAAGAAAAAGACAAAAAGGATATTGTATAATATATAGAAAAGGCACAAAATATACGGGGTTATAAGAAACACAATTGCTATAAATAGATATACTTGACTTATGAACATACACGAAGCATTACAAGACAAGACTAAGAGATATGAATTATGTAAACATAGTTTATATCTTTTTGCTATATACTATTTTGGGAAATACTTCACCCATATAAGCCCAGAGTTTCATAAGGATAGATGCAAGATAAAACAGAGGTTAGGTAAAGTATGAGAGCCTAGGTATATGGTAGATTGTGAATTTAGAGGGAGCGCTAAGACATCGTTAGAGAAGATAGACTTTATCAGACGTATCTGTTATAAAGATAGGGAGATGATGTTATATGGATCAGTAGATAAAAAGAATGCAGAAAACGCTCTATTAGATATAGCCATTGAGTTACAAACAAACCCAAAGATATTACTAGACTTCTGACAGCTATTTTTTGATACAGAGAATAAAGAGAAGAAGAGTAAGAAGAGTTGAGTATCTGACTTTCTGACAGCTAACTGAATAAGAGTACAGGCTATCACTACAGGTCAGCCGATACGATGATTAATATTCTGACCTAATAGACCTGACTATATAGTATATGATGACTTTGAAACAAATATAACTAAGAAGTCTAACCCAATGACTCGAAAGGTTATAGAGCACTTTGATGAGATGTTCCCTGCAATAGCCCCACATGGTATAGTAGTATTCTTGTGTAATAAGATTAGTGATACTGGAAGTGTTGCATGGCTCTATGACAAACTAGAGAATAATCACGAATGAGTAATATTTGAAAAGTCAGTATTAGAGGATTGAGAAATAACATGGAAAGATAAGTATGTTAAAACAGATAAAGAGGCTAACGATATAAATAAGGAACGACCAAGTAAGAAATGGGTATTGAGTCTGGAGTCAGTTAAACGTACACTAAACAAAGATTGACGTAACGTATACGAGCAAGAGATGTTGAATATACCTCTAGTAGATGGTGAGAGATTCTTTGATATAGATCAGATAGATTCTGAGATATTAAGAGCTAAAGAGTTAGACTTTGAGAAAGATGGACACTGGAAAATATGGGAAGAATATGACCCTATGTGTGATTATAAGATAAGTGCAGATGTATCTGAATGATATTGACTCGATAGTTCAGTTATAGAAGTATTAAACATAACTAATGGTGAGCAAGCTGCAGAGTTTGAGAACAATCTAACTACAGCATGAGACCTAGCAGATGAGATGATATCTGCAAGTAATAACTATTGAAAGTGTAGTGTGACACCTGAGAGAAATAGTATAGGTAATGCAGTTATAACAAGTATACAAGAGAAACAATACGGACATCTATTGACTACCCAGAAGGTTATAAACAAGAAAGGTTGAGGGAAAGAAAATAGATTTGGTTGGTATACTAACTCTACAAGTAAGCCTAAGATGCTCTTTGATTTACAAAGAGACTTCAATGATGGTTCACTTACTATAAATTCACTACCACTACTCAGAGAGATGCGAGCTTTTGCAAATGGAGACATGAAGGCAGCTAGTTTTGATGAAGAAGTGAGTAACCATTTCGATAGAGTTATGGCGATGGCTATATGAAATCAAACAAGGTCTATGATAGATTGATTTGCAATTAAGGAGAAAAGGGTTAAAATTTGAGAAGATACAGCAGTACAATGAGTTGACGTTAAGTTTAGAGGTGGGAAATGGAGAGCTGATTTTAAAAGATAATATATACTATATGGAAGATAAGGCTATACAACGTTCAGATTTTAGTGTTTGAGTTACATTAGATGAGCTTAAATTAGATATGGAAGATAGTGAACTAAAAGACATTATTAAAAAGTGGATGTCTATTGCTACGAAATCAGAACAGATACTCAAGACTAATGCAGATGTTAATAAAAACTATTATATTGGTATAGACAGTAGGTCAGAAGATATAATGGATGACAAGAGTAAAGTAGCAGATAATAGAATATTCACAGATATAGAGACTATTGTACCTATTGTTACATCACGTCCAGCAAAGCCAGTTGTTACAATTATACAAGCTAATACTAAATGAGAGAAAGGCAAAAATCAGAGAAGCCAATCTATTAAGATACAAAACATACTTACAGCTATCTATCAAGATCAGAAGCTACAACATAAATATGAGAAACTTATAAGACAACACCAAATATGGAGAATAGGTATGTTGAAGTATGGTATAAAGGACGATAAGATATTCGCAGATGTTAAGCTACCATCTAGATTGTTACTAGATAGTGAAGCTACTTGTATGGAGGATTCAGAGTTCGTATGAGAGAAAATAGTAGACACAGCTAGTTATCTTGCAAATAAATATCCTGATAAAGAATCACAGATAAGTAGTAAAGTTAGTGGTAAGATGTGAACTAAACTTACTTATATTGAGTGGTGGACAGACGATATGAAATTAGTATCTATTGGTTCTGAGTTAATACTTGAAGCAATCAAGAACCCATTATTTGACTATGAAGGTGTAAAGGAGGAAAAGTTTGACGAGAATGGTGAAATATTAGAGGGAGAACCTACGACTCATAACTTCTTTGAGAGACCACGAAAGCCGTTTATATCTTTTAATGTCTATAATATAGGTGAGAACATCATAGATGATACTACTTGTTTGGAACTCAGTAAAACCCTACAAGATAATATAAATGATAGAAAAAGACAGATCTCAGATAATGCAGATGCTACTGGTAACCCTATTAGGGTATATGAATGATTTAGCTCAGATCAAGCATCAGAAGCAGATGCAAACCTAGAAGCATGAGATGGTGTTAATCTATGAGAGGGACAATCAATATCTTATGTACAAGCACAACCACTACCATCACATATACAAAATGACTTACAGGATTCTCGAAATGCAATAGACAATATATTTGGTATTCATAGTACAACTAGATGAGAAAGACAGGGTTGAGCTAATGAGTCAGGACGAGCAAGAGAGGCACTAAGAGAATGAGATGAAGATAGACAAGCAACATTATGAAGAGCTATAGAGCAAGTATCAGAAGAGTTATACAATTGATTTACTCACCTAATTAAAGTATTCTATGGCAAGGAGGAGACTCTACCTATACTATGAGGTGAGGATTCGGCTGAATATGTTAAGTTCAAACGAGAGGATATATTAGATGGACTCAGAGTAAAAGTTAAACCTTGAAGTACTGTACCTGAAGACCCTAATGCTTTGAAGGCACAAGCAATAGAACTTGCACAACTTGGTAAGATATCAGATAAAAGACTATATGAGATGCTAGGTATGGAGGACGTAGATGAAGCAGTTCAAGAACTACAAACACAAGCAGCTGAAATAGAGAAGAAGAACCAAGAGATATTACAAGCAGAACAGAACGAAGTAGCAAATCAAGAAACAAAGAATGGTTTTGAGGAACAAATAAATCAAATTTGACAAAACCCACAAGTACAGTAATATTTTAGTAAGACCAATCGTACAAGTCTATAAACTGGTATTTATCCGTTAATAATACAATTCATGTCAAATGAACTAGACGCAAGTGTTGAAGATTTCTTTTCGCAGTATGATACTCCAGAAGAAACCTATGACCATTCAGACTCGTCATCTGAGAGAACAGAAGTCCCAGAAGAACCAGAGCCTACTAAACCTGCAGATGAGGTAGAGGATGATAAAACTGATACTCCTGATGATAAGCAAACTCCTTTCCATGAACATCCAAGATGGCAAGAGAAACTTGCAGAGAATAAAGCTCTAAAAGAATCTAATGCTAAAAGGGATAAGGAATACCAAGAACTTATGGATAGACTTGATGCTGTTGAGAATAAACCATTATCTGATGAAGACATAGAAAATATGACTCCAAGAGAAGCAATGGAATATGCTCGTAAACAGACTGAGAGAGAGTTTAATAAGAAATCTGAGTTATCCACAAAGGAAAAAGATGATGCTAATCGGTACATTGATGATACTCTTGCTGAGTTGAAAGATGAGGGTAACGAGTTTGAAGAAAACAAGTTACTCAAAATAGCTGATGAATACACAGCAGGAGACTTGAAGAAAGCTATGGACTTGTACCATAAGCTCGAGGAAGCAACTGATAATGGAGCTACTAAGGCAGAAAAGGATGCAGCTAAACGAAAGGCAGCAGAGTCTAATTCTGGTAATAGAGCATCTAATTCAAAAGTAACTGGATATGTAAAAGGTACAGGATGGGATAGTTTATCCCTAAAATAACGTAGCTTTCTTCACAAAACATTATTTTTAACTATAAATATTATGTCTTTTTGAAGAGATTTACAAAACAATACTAAAGACCAGATCGCACCTAAAATTGTCGATACTGTATTAACGGCTAATTTGGTTACACAAATTATGCTTGGTCAAAGAAAAGGAAAATTTACATCTGATGTAAAACGAATTGTTGTTAAAACAGAAAAAGCGAACAATGGTGGTTCTTTCTCTGGACTTGATAGATTTAACACTAATCAAGTTAACACTACACAAAAAATGGTATTCAGCCCACGAAGCTACTACCAACCTATTGTACTACCAGGAGATGAACTATCTTTAAGTAAAACTAAGGAATCAGTTAGAGACCTACAAGTACAAAAAGGACAAGAAGCTGCACAAGAAATGTCAGAAGATATTGGAACTATTCTCTATGGAGATGGAACTGGTAACTCAAATAAAGACTTTCTAGGTCTTGTTGCTGGTGCTGATGATGGTACTAACGTTGCTACTTATGGAGGACTCTCACGAGCTACATTCACAACTATTAAGGGTACTGTTGATACTTCAACAACTACTATTACTTTTGCTGCACTTGATGCAATGTTGAGAGCAACTAACTCAGGTAACCAAAAGGTAGACCTAATGCTTACAACTGAAGCTGTATGGGATTTCATTTCTGCACTATTTACTTCTGTAAGTAATGAACGAAATGCTAATGATAGTACAGGTGGACTTATTAAAGGCGCTATTGCAGGTATTGCAGGAGAGGCTGGTTATACTTCACTTTACTACAAAGGAGTACCTATTATAGCTGATGAATCTTGTCCAACTGGTCATATTTTCTGTCTTAATACTAAGACTTGGGAATTTGCTACTGTTGATGGACTTGTTGGAACTAGCCCAGTAATGATTGGTTCTAGTGAAATTGAAGGACAATATGATGTGAATACTGAGAAATCTTATGGATTCCATCTAACGCCTATGCAAAAAGCATTAGATCAATACGGGTTTATGTCTCAAATTCTTCTTATGGGTAACCTCATATGTAAGAATCCAAGACGGAATGGGTATTTCGACTCTATTGCAAGTTAG